GCAGCAGCTTTAACCTGCTTGGTGTAAGCCATACCACGGGCCAGAGCCTTGGTGTAGCGGCTGGACAACGAGTCATACAAGTTGTCTTCCACTGCTTCTTCCGTGATGGAGAAGCCCATTGCAATGGTTTCGTGGGTGTAACGAGCTGTCCATGCTTCTTGTGCGTTGTCATAAGCGATGGCGGAGCCTTCGGCCTTGACTGGCGCAGCTTGGAAGCCCGACAGTTTTGTTTCTTCTTCAAAGCTACGCTCAGAGGCTTCTGTTTCGTAGATTTCTTTGTGCTCTTCGCCGTACTTGGCGTACTCCAGACCAAACAAAGCATTCAGACCGGGGAGCAGCTCTTTGAGCAGTTGTGCGCGTGAAATTGCCATGGTAATTTACTCCTTACAGGCCGACGTTGTTCAAGTACGAATGAGCACTTGGGTTGAATTTAACCAACACGTCTGTGAAGTTGTCGCCGGGTGTAGAGGCGAAACCAACAATACGGAAGGCGGCGGCAGTAGTCACAACTGTAGACTCCAAAGCGCTGGTCGAGTTGCCATTCTGGGTAGAACCAGTGCTGGTGCTCTGTGCAGCGGCGAAGAAGGTGTTGGTGCCCAAAACGGATTGAGGACCGGAACCATCCAGCTGAGCTTGGAACACGACGTTAGGGTCGGTAATCACCTTGGCAGTCACCACGCCGGTTGTGCCGGAGGGGTAGTACTGAGCGTTGATGACTTGACCTTGAGCGTTCACGTACTCGCAACCAACGAACACACCAATTGCGCCCACGCCGTTGCCGCCGAGGTTGTTGGTGGTGATGTCGGAGCCAGTGGCGGTAGCCAAAGCAATGTAGCCGTCGGCGTTGATCAAAACGACTTGGCCGTAGAACAAGTTGGTAGCAGTGCCAGCTGGGTTAATCAGAAAAGTCTGAGTTGCACCAGCGTAAGGCATGCCGTCAACGCGATTAATGGGACGCAGCCCATATGGAGAAGCGGTTGTTGCCATTTAAGGACTCCAAAAAAGTTAAATACCCTTACCGAAAGTCACCTTGGAGCTGCGTTCTTTGAACATCGGCATCCGTGGATCGTTTTCGCGCATGTAGGTGTTGTCCACTGATTGCATCTGCGCCTCAGCCTGTTGGCTGTAATACGCGTTCCGCTGCTCAACGAACTCCACCGGGGTTTTGCAAAGTAACAGACCGCCCACTTGAACCGAATCAGGAAACCGCTTGTCGTCGGTACCAAAGAGACGAATTTCGGGGTGATCAGAAGCCTTTACAGGTTCCCAGCCTTCACGGAGTTTTGACGAAATGTTAGTGGCGTCGTCCTTGTTCAGCGTACTGATACGTACCCAACGAAACGCATAGCCTTCCTCCGGTGTGGGATCAGGCAGAAGTTGGGGCGGCAGCCACTTCGCTGGGCGAGTGGTGGATGCACGAGTAGTATGTTCACGCTTATCACGAATTTGTTCAGCCATTTTCATTTCCTCATTTCTTCCGCAACCTTACGAGCATAGAGTTCCAATGGAACCCCGAGCCGCTTGGCGATTTCGACCTGCGTTTTGGTAAGTACGACCTTTCGGGGAGCAGTACTACGTGTTGCCGGTGCGACAACGTTTGTCTTTTTGGCCGGGGGAGTTTGCGCATCCCCCGTCTTCTCAGACCCAAACACGTCTGCGAAGCGCTCCTGCATTTCAGCATCAATACGACGGTAGTATTCTTTGCTGCCTGCCGGAATTCCGTCGGCAATCAATTCATCATGAACTCCCAGCGCGTACGCTGTCATCCGCTTATTGGCCCCAAACCACGAATTGCGTTCCTGCCAATCCGATAGAACCGGGTCAACTTTCTGAACTTGATTAACCTGTTGTGTAGGTTGTACCTCAAACTTTTCCTCTTGTAAAGGGGCGGGTTTGAAATTATTTACGCGGTCGGCTTTTAGCTTTACCGCGGTCATTTCTTCCTGCGCAGCCACCAGCGCATCCGAATCGCCGGATTCGTATGCCGCTTTGTACTTAGCGCGGGCGTTTTCAATCTCGTGCGCAATATTCTTTTTGGCCTGTTCCAGCAGAGCGGTCTGACCTTGAGACAGCGAGCCTTTCAGCTTTTTGTTCTCCTCAACGATCGTTTGCGCCAGCTTCAGGGCTTCCTCACGCTCACGCAACGCCGCTTCTTTAGCTCTGCGCTCTTCGTGGTAGCCCTTGGTGAAGTGCTTGATCCGCTTCTGAACGGACTCGTCATACTTGGACAGCTCCTCGTCAGTGACGTCCTTGGGAGGCTCTTCCATCGGTTTGCGGCCGCGGTCCTCAGCAGGGGTGTCGTCAACGACTTCGATTTCTTCCTCGGCGGTCGGCTCGGGCTCGACTACAGCGCCGCCCTTACGGGGGTTTTCTTCCTCGATTTCGTCGGGAAACTCAAATTCTGTTTTTTCCATGATCTACTCCTTATGGGCGTTGAATGCCGCGAGGGTCTTCAACAACGGCTTCAATGGAGTCGTCATTAATAAGACGCCACTCAGTACCGTGAATCTTCATGCGAGTGCCGCTATTTGGGCGAACCAGCACAAAGTCGCCAACCTTGCAGCTCGGGCCGCTGGGGAAGCGTTTCTCATCCTTAAAGGCATCGGGGCCCATCTTGGCCACGAACAACACGGGAGACAGCAGCTCTTCGTGCATCATGGTTTGGCTGGCTTTCAGCAAACCGCCTTCGTACTCTTCTTTGGCTTCTGGGAGCATGCACAGAAGGTGATATGTCACCGGGTCAGGAATCTGTTTGGCTTTGTCCTCAACAGGTTTGTTGAGTATCCCAGACAAATCCACTGCTTGGACGTCAAAGTTAGTCATCGTCGTTTTCTTTCAATTTACGCACGAGGTCGGCAATTTCACGCTGTGCGGTCTGCAGACCTCGGATCACTCCGCACAGTTCTCGGTAGGCGGCGTAGTCAGAGACTGCGCCCCCCGCCAAAGCTTGAACATGACTTTCTTCCTGCTCCTTCAACTTGCGCTGAAGGAGGTCCATCACCGTATTAGCCATCACTCTCCTTTGCTACCCGACGGATTCGCAGTCGGCTTGGGTTGTTGTAGGGCCCGCTCGGCGTGGTTCAGTTTTTGTGCATGAACCTGTCCGCCGTGCGCCATCTTTTGCTGGTGTTGCTGTTGCTGCTGCATCATGGCCTGTTGCTGCTGAGCCTGAGCTTGCTGCAGTTCTGCCCGTTTGGCAGCCATTTCCAGACCGTGCAGCTCTTGCGCCTGTACGATTTCCATCTGCAGGCGTTGAGCAGCCAACATTGGGTCTTCGCCTTGAGCGCCTGCGTTGTCCTGCGCCATGAGGCTGAGTTCTTCCGCCTTGAGCTGCAGGTCGCCCTTGACCTTGAGCGCCTTGATGTCGGCTTCCTGCTTCTTGATCTGAAGCTCTGCCTGCTGCATCTGGACGATCGGGTCCTGAGCCTGCTGCTGGGCCTGCGCTTGAGCAGCTTCGCCTTGGTGAATCTGCAGCAACTGGGCTGCGGCTTGAGCCACAACCTTGGACAGCTGGACTTCCAATTCCTTCGGGATATCTGCGTTTGGCTCTGGCAGGGTAGCGCCAAGGCGCTCTTGAAGCTGGGCGCGGTACTGAAACGCGACGTGCTCTGCGACGTGGGCCATGATGGCCGCCTGCATAGCCTGAGCCTGTGGGTTCTGGCCGATCTGGGCCATGATCTTGGGGTCCTGCATCATGGCGGTATGCACCGCAATGTGCGCGTCGTGGTCTTGGTAGATGAACGCTTTGACCGGCTTGCCGGTGAGGATGGCCATGTTTTCACTGACGGGGTCGCGTGGCTTCATGTCCTCGTCGATCGGCACCAGCTTGTCTGCGTTCTTGATGCCCAGCACTTCCAACATCTGGCGGTGCAGCTGTGGCAGGTCATAAATCTGTGGGGCCCCTGTAGCCAACTGGATCGCAGCTTGATACTGCATGATCCGCTGCGCCATGGTCGCACTGTTGGGGTCCGACACAGGGATGACGTTGACCAAGTCATAGTCACCGCGCTTGGCTTTAGGGTTTCCACCTACAGGCACGTAACTGTATTCACCCGGGGTGTTGTCGCGGATGATGCGCTTGAGGAGCTTGAACTCCTCCTTCATCGAGAAGTGAACCCGTGCCTGCACGGCCGACATGGTTTTCAACTGACGCTCGAGGATAGCCAGTGTGGTGCCGACCGGCGCGTTGGCGCTCATGTCGGAGACTTTCATGTCGGCTACGGAGCCAAGGCGACGGGCTTCTTCGGTGATCTTGTCCAGCAGCCCGGCCAACACCATGCTTGGCTCTTTGTACGGCAGCGCCATGATGTTGTCGCGCACGGAGCCGGATGGCACGTCCACGTCGCGGAACTCACCGGGAGCAATTGGGGTGTCATCACCCTTGATGCGCAGACCACGGGACTTCAAGCCGCCGGGCAGGTTAGACAACGTACCGGCATCCACCAGCTGGCGGATGATCGACGTACCCGCGCGGGCGTAGCCACCGATGATGTGGATCAGGCCCAGACCATAAACACCAAACCCGGGCACGTAGGTGTACTGCACGAAGTGCTGGTTCTTCTGTTTGAGCTTGTCGTCCTCGTCCCAGTTACGGTAGACGGCCAAGACCGACTGCGTGGAGCGGTCGATGGTTATAACGTATGGACGGGCAATGCCATCCTTGTCCTCGTACCCGGGCACGTCGTAGTCGACGCAAATCTCCAGAATCTGGTACCGGTTGTCGTCAGTCAGGGTATACCCTTGGTCTTC